GATAGAGGAATTTTACTCCCTGTTAAAAGGAGTGGAATGCTACAGAATTTTTTAAAGGAACTAAATCTAAAAACCAGCGAAAGTGTTAGGATAGATTGTCCTATTTGTTTTAATAAGAATACATTTTCTGCTATTAATAATGGTACACAGACTATTTACAACTGTTTTCATGCAGATTGCAGTATCAAGGGTAGAACCCGTAGCCCCCTATCCAAAAGACTATTTCAAGAGTTGGAAAAACAGAAAGAACCAGAGATATTTTATTATAGGCATCATTGGGATAGGATGTCAGTTAAAACTGCTATGGATTACAGAAGTTATAATAGTCCTGTAAAAGATTTTGGAAACTATATCAAACACTATGATTTACAAGACTACATAGGTATTTTAAGATATGACCGACATTTACACCGAGCAGTATTTTTAGTTCATAGGGAAGATACCCTAATTGATGCGGTTGGTAGAGACTTATATAAAACTAAAAGAATAAAATGGTATCGTTATGGTAATTCGGGATATCCTTTTATACATGGAAAAGGCGATACAGCAATAATAGTTGAAGATGTAGTGTCTGCTTTAAAACTGTCAAAGTTTTGTGTAGGTATTGCATTACTAGGAACAAACCTATTGCAATCGCACATAGATGTGATAAAAAAGTATAAGAAGATAGGAGTAGCACTAGATAAAGATGCGACAAAAAAGGCGTTGAAATTAGTGGATAGCTTATCTTTAAATATGAATGTGAAATTTTTACTTTTAGAAGATGACATAAAAGAAATGCTAGATGAGGATGTGGAAAAACTTGTGAACAAGGTGGATAAGAAAGCTTGGGGTTGGATGAATGATACATACTGAAATCCTATCTATCTGCCTTAACTACGAACACTATGCTAAAGTTCGTAGATTTATTGACAAGGATATGTTCAATAGGGATTATGGTATAGTATATACCCTAATTGAAAAGATACATGACAAGTATCCCGAAAAGATACTGACATTACGGGAACTAAAGGTTATGTACGCTGACCTATATCCCGCAGTGCCTAAAGCTACACGACAAAATATCGTGGATAAGATAGATGAATTGGATGAAAACAGTTCCATATCGGAACTAAATTTTGATGCGATAAAAAACTTTTGGGCAAGACAGCAAGCAAAGGAAATAGGCGAAAAGGCTGTTGACATTTATACGGGGGCTGACAAAGACATAAGTGGTCTTAGAAGATTAGTTGAAATGCTAGATGAACAAAACATGGTAGGTAGTGAAACCTACAATGTTGTTGAAGAGGATATTGAAGAGTTGTTTATCCTAAATGGTTCGAGTGGCGAATTTAAGCATAGACTACTGACAATAGCTGACAATGTTCCCGCATTGGATAGGGGAAATTTTATTATCCTGTTTGCCAGACCAGAAATAGGGAAGACGACATTTTCTAGTTTTAACGCTTCTGGTTACATTAAGCAAGGAAAGAAAGTGACATATTGGGCTAACGAAGAACCAGCCGTAAGAATTAAACTACGAATAGTACAATCCTATTTTAATCAAACCAAGGAAGAAATTGCTGACAACATAGAAAACTACAAGGAAGAGTACCTAACAAACATAAAACCGTACCTAACAGTTCTTGATAGTGTAGGTACACACATAGATGAAATTAACGAGTACACTAGAGTGTATAAACCCGATGTAATGTTTATAGACCAATTGGACAAGGTTCAAGTTTCTGGAACGTACAACAGAACGGACGAAAAATTAAAAGAGGTTTATGTTCGGGCAAGGGAAATTGCAAAACGACACGACTGTTTACTGTGGGCTGTATCACAAGCGGGTTATGAAGCGGAAGGAAAATCTATGATTGATTATTCCATGTTAGATAATTCTAGAACAGGTAAAGCGGGAGAAGCAGATTTAATTATTGGTATAGGAAGGGGGGCTGACAATAATGACTTGTCAGACCCAAACAGATGTATTACAATAAGTAAAAATAAATTAAATGGTTGGCATGGCTCTCGTCATGCGACTATAAGTATACGGAGAGGAGTGTTTGAAAGTGATAACAACAATTGATATTGAAACAACATTTAATGTTGACAGTGAAGGTACAATAACTTCTAGTCCCTTCAATGACAATACGTTAGTTTCTGTAGGTTACAAAATTGATGATAATCCCGTTCAGTACTTTTGTTTTTATCATAGGGATGAACCACCAACGCCCAACGCCAAAAAGATTTTACAGGATGTTTTAGATAAAACGGATGTGCTTATAGGACACAACATAAAATTTGATTACAGTTGGTTAGTGCAATGCGGATTTACTTACGACAAAAAACTACATGACACTATGGTAATGGAATATATTATGGCACGGGGAATCAAGTGGGGATTTTCTTTGGAGGATTGCTGTAAAAGAAAAGGTGTAGCACAGAAAAAAAGTAAATTAATTCAACCATTTATGACAAATAAAACTTCATACGAAAGAATACCTTGGACTATTGTAGAAGAGTATGGTAAGCAAGATGTTGAATGTACTTATCAATTGGCTATGGCACAGTTGAGTAAATTAAAAATGAATTGGGGAGATTTATATGACTAATAACGCCGCAATAGTATTCAAATCCAAATATCTTTCTGCATATAGTGAATATGACATACAAACTGCTTGTAATATAGCAACAGGTGATGATGAAACCACAGGTAAAGAAGTTATTAAAATATTAAAAATAATTACTAAAAAGGGTGAATACGACATACAAACTGCAAAGGAAAAAATAGAAAACCAATGCCTAACGGAATAGCACCTACTATAAAAATGTCTATGGAACTGACAAAAGTTTTAGCTGACATAGAAATGAATGGTTTGCATATTAACACGGATACCTTGTCGGCAATAAAAGTTAAGTTTAAAAAAGAACTTGTTGACTTGGAAAAGTATCTAAATGAAAAGGTAAAGAACTTCATGGGTGACACTCCAATTAACTTAGACTCACCAGAAGACAGGTCGGTACTTTTTTATTCGATGAAACTGACCGATAAAAAAATGTGGGCGACAAGATTTAACATCGGGTATGAGTTAAGAGGGAATACACGCAAACCTAAACGAAGAACTAATTTTGAAACCATACAAAATTTTTATGTAGAAATAAATTCCATGGCAAGACCCGTGTTTAAAACACACGGAACTATCTGTCATAACTGTCAAGGAACGGGAAAATACACTTACATGAAAAAGGACGGAACACCCAGCAGTGTAAAAAGAAAATGCAAAACGTGTGACACAAAGGGGCTACTCTTCACCAATAAGGATGAAAGGGCGGGGCTAGGACTTAAACCTAGAAATGTCATTGATTGTTCCGCTACGGGATTTAAAACCGACAAAAACATACTGGAAAGTTATTTATCCACTGCTGACGATACCATACATGAATTTTTAGTAAGGTATGTACGCTATTCAGCTATTAGGACGTACCTACGTACTTTTGTAGATGGAATGGAAAAAGCTGTAAGTAAGGATGGTATGGTACATCCACAGTTTATGCAATGTGTGACAAGTACGGGAAGACTGTCTTCCCGCAATCCTAACTTTCAGAATATGCCTAGGGGAGCAACTTTTCCCGTTAGGGAATGCATTACGTCCCGTTTTGAAGGTGGAAAGATACTTGAGGGGGATTACGCCCAATTGGAATTTAGGGTGGCGGGATTTTTGGCGGATGACAGGCAAGTTTACGCTGACGTTAAAAATGAGGTTGACGTTCATTCATATACAGCACGAATACTAGGTGTATCTCGACAAAAAGCCAAATCTGACACGTTTAAACCGCTTTATGGGGGTACTTTGGGTACACCTAAACAAATGCGGTATTACAGGGCATTTAAGAATAAATACACAGGAATTACACGATGGCACAGACAGTTGCAAGATGAGGCATTTATGTCAAATAAGATAAAATTACCTAGTGGAAGACAATATTTCTTTCCTAATGTTGAACGGTTAAGGAGTGGAAGTGTGACAAATTCCACCGCTATAAAGAATTATCCTGTACAGGGTTTTGCTACAGCCGATTTATTGCCAATTGCATTAATTAATTTAAAAAAGTTATTGACAGAACGCAATTTAAAGACTATTATCTGCAATACGGTACATGATAGCATAGTTTTGGATGTGTATCCAGATGAAGAACAACAGGCTATTACAACTTTAAAGGAGGCTATGATGTCTTTATCCAGTGAGTGTGAAAAAAGATACGGCTTTAAATATACTATGCCAGTGGGAATTGAGTTAAAACTTGGTGATGATTGGCTTAACATGAAGGAGGTTTATAAATCCAATGGTTGAAAATGGTACAGACACAAATGCTTTAGCAATTCCAGCTGATTTTAACAATATAAGTGACATGGAATTAATGAAGCTTACGGGACAAACGGGTAGCGGCGGGCAAGTCTCAGTGCTAGGTCGTTTGTCAATTAACTATCAAACAGAAGATGAAAATGATT